GCGGCCTCCTTGGCCAGCCGTTAGGTCTCCCGCATGTTGGTGAACAGGTTGTCCCAGCCCTCGCCGCTGGAGAGCTGGCGAACGAACGTGCCATAGGCGGCCTTGACACCGGTCATGGTGTTGTTCCACTCGTCACCCCATCTCTGGGTCATCTTGACGGCGTCGGTGGCGAACTTGACGACGGCCGCGGCCACGGCCGCCCAGGCCAGCTGGGCCCCCTTGGCCATAGTCGACAAGACGTTCCCGAACGAGCGGGTCTCATTCTGGGCCTCCTTGATTCCCTTCGAGAACGTGTCCTTCTTCAGTCCGAGCCGGACCCATAAATCACCTAATTTCGCCATCGCCTTGCTTATTGTTGAATTCCAGTTCCTTGAATATCCTGTTCAGCTCCGCCTCCTCCTCCGGGCTGACCCGGTAGTCGGCCGCCTTGCGCCTGAGCTCCTCATCCTCCGGCTCCTCCCAGGGGAACCGCCAGAACGCCCGTGGTGTCCGGGGCTTGTTGGCGCTCTTGATGTTCGGGGAGAGCAGGACATTCTGCCACGCCATCCACCGGATCCTCTCCCATTCCTCCCTGGCGGCCTCCTCGAGTCCCTTCCTCCGGAGATCGTATTCCCGCCACCCGGTGAGCGCCGCCTGGCGCTCCGTCATCCCGCAGCGGCCGACAAGGAAGGCCTCTATCGCCGGCCAATCAAGCGCCAGCGTTTTTTTTTACCCTCTACGGGGCCATTTCCGGCCCCAGGATCGCGTTTCTCCGCCTCGGCTGATAAATCCCTCACCTTGCGCCCGGTCAGCGCCTCCACGGCGAAATTCACGTCTTTCCCGAACTCCCTCGGATTGGCCGCCATGTACTCGTGGAAGTCTCCCCGGGTATGGGGGAAGGATGCCGTGTCTCCCTTGCCGTCCAGGACCCAGGCGTTGAGCGCCGCAAGGTAGAACACGTCGGCGTACGCCTCCATGATCCCCAGCGTGTCGTTCTCGTCGACCTCGAGCGTCAGTCCGGTCTCATCCCTGAAGCTGAAAAGGTGGGGGGTGAAGAGCGTCGCCACCCTCACCCCGTCCTTGATCTCTATGTCCCTCCGCAGGCTTCTCATGACGATCAGCTGAAGGTGGGATAGTGGGTGACCGCTCCGTTGGCCGTGAGGCTCAGGTTCCTCGTGGCCACGGCCCCGTTGTCGTTGGTGTCGCTCACGGCATTGACGATCGCCTCGAAGACGTCGCCCTCGCTCGGGGAGGCGCTCTGCCCGGTTCCGAGCTTGCCGACGAAGCACCTCACGGTCTGCCCCTGGTGCAGGGCCTTGAGGAAGTCCTTCTGGGGACTGGAGGAGGCGTCATCCGTGTAGACGGTGACCTCGGCTGTGGCGCCCTTGGTGCCGTAGATGAATTTCTTCCACTCCGTCTCCTTGTCGGAGACCTCGATGGCGTCGGCCGTCCGGTTGAAACTGTTGGTCTGCTCACCGGCCAACCAGGTGTAGGTGGCCGCTGATGACCCGGCCACGAGATAGAATTTGCGCTTGTTTCCTAATTCTGCCATGTTCGCTGTATTTTAATCGTTGTTGTCTTCTTCTCCGGTGTCGGTCTTGACCTTCTCGAGGAACACGCTCACCTCCTGCAGGATCCGGTAGAGGATCTTCGCCGAGTCGCTCGTCTCCGAGAGGTCCTGGAGCTGCGTGGGAATGACCCCGAGGCAGTCCCAGCCGTCGATCTCCAGCTCCGTCTCGGTCAGGAGCCGGAGGTTGCCGTCGTTCATGGCGACGGCCTCGCCGAGGCTGGACTTGCTGATGCTCTCGACGGTCAGGGTCACCACGCGCAGCGCCCCGTCCTTGTCCTGCCGCTCGCCCTCCCGGATCGAGTGGATCTCCACCCGGGGGTAGCCGGCCGTGCCGCCGACCCGGACGCCGGGGCGGTCGAGCCTCGCCTTCAGGGCGGAGTAGATGTCGCCGTAGGCGCTCACGTCATAGCGCGGCGAGCGGTGGAATAGTCTCGTGAGTATGCTCATTGCGTGGCCTTGTTGATGGCGTCCCGGACCGTCTGGACGATCAGTCGCCTGTTCTTGTCTATGGCCGGGGCGAGGAACGGGTGCGGCTTGGTGCCCTCCCTCGCTATCTTGACCGCCATGGCCCAGCCCGTCGCCCTGGCGGCCTTCCAGTCCCTGAGCTGGAACTTCTTGTAGCAGTACGCCTCCAGCGTCTCCGGAGGCGGCATCTTTCCGGCCCTGCGGCCGTACTCGACGAAGAGGGCGTAGCCGCCCTCCTGGTTCCGGGTGTCGAAGAACCCGGCGTCCACCTCCAGGTCGCCCGCCTTCTGGACACGGCCGCTCTGGCGGAGCAGGCCGGTGACGACCGAGCCGTTCTTCCGCAGGTTGTCCTGGGCGTCGGCCACGACCGCGAGGGCGGCCCTCTCGAGTCCCCTCATGGCGGCGTCCCGGACGGCCTTGTCGGCCCTCCCGAGCGCCCTCGTGACCTGGTCAAGGCCCTCTATGGATATGCTCCCGTCCATCGTCACCCCATTACCGGATTGTCTTGCTGGTACCAGCCGCTCACCCGCAGGATCCGGCCCCTGTCGCCCACGTCCTCGGGCGTGGGGAAATGGATCTCGTGCCCCCGCCAGATGATGCCGTCGAACCCGACGGCCGGCTTGCGGAACTCGAGGTCCACCCCGACCACGTCCGCCTGCTGGAAGGTCAACATGGTCTTCGTGGCGCTCATCTGCCGGACACGGGCGTAGACCTCCAGCACCGGCACGGGAGCGGACACGTCGGCGTGCCCGAACCCGTCCTCGGTGGCGGACGATCTCGTCAGGGTTATCCGGTCATTGAAACGCCGGGCGTTCTGGGGGTCGCGTCTCATAGGGCGAAGTATGTTTTTTTCAGGATCCCGGCCTGGACGGATGCGTCCTCGCCGTCATAGATGGCCGTGGCCAGCTCCCAGCACACGGGCTGGAGCCGGTCGGCGTCGGGGATGGAGACCTCGTTGGAGTATGTCACGACCACCGTCGGGGCGCTCTCCTCCATGATGACCCTGTCACGCTCCGCCCGGTGGGCGAGGGCGTTCCCCTGTCCGTCGGTGACGGACTCGACCGCCGCCCCGCCCTGGTAGAGGCGCAGCGCCTCCCCGGCCCTGACGTCATGGGCGGTGAGCTCTATGACGCACGGGAGGACGGCCGTGTCGGCGGTCTCCTGGACGGCCAGCATCGCCCGCTTGAGGATCCGCAGGAGCATCCCGTCACGGCTGTTGTCCGGGACGGAGGCGTACTGCTTGAACTGCTCCAGGTGGTCGTCGAGGGGGTCGGCCGCCTCTATAATCCTGATCGTTGACATATCCTGCTGCTTTTAAGGGAAAAGGGGACCGGATCACCGGCCCCCCGTGAATTACCGGTCCCGATTAGGAGGAGGCCGCCTGGGTCTTGTAGACCTTGTCGACGTTGATGGCCGACTTGGCGGTGGTGGTGTTGGCGACGTAGATGAGGCCCTTCTTGTTGGGGGTGGTCACCTTGGTCTGGGCCGCCCTGCGGAAGTACACGTCGTAGGCGTCGTACACGCCGTTGCGGATGAACTCCAGCTCGTAGCTGTTCCCGGCGATGATCTCGGCGCAGGTGGTCGAGGCGACGAAGGCCTCGGTGGACCCGAGCTTCCCGGTCGGGTAGATCGTCAGTCCGGCGAGCATGCTGCGGGCCTGGTCAAAGATGTAGTTGCCGGCGGCGTCCTTGATGCCGCGGAGGGAGGCGTAGTCCGCCCAGGTGACGAAGGCCACGTTGGCGTTGAAGCCCTCCTTGGCGATCTGGGCGGCGGCGTCGATGAGGACGTCGGCGATGGTGGCGTCCTGGTACTTGCCGAGGCCGCTGAAGGCGGTCGCCTGGCTCTTGAGGCCGTATATTTTGTCGGGGGAGGTTCCGGCGCCGCTGTCGGCTCCCAGGCCGCTCCACACCTCGGTGTCGAGCTTGTTCAGGATCATGCGCTGGCCCTCATTGACGCAGTAGTTGTAGAGCTGCTCGAACCAGTCCTCGAACTCGGTCGAGATTCGCATGGTGTGCGCCAGCTTGCCGAACTTGCGGGTCTTCTCGGTGAAGGTGACGTCGGACTTGTTGGTGTTGGCGGCCAGCTCGGCGACGTAGTCGGCGCCGTTCTGGGAGGTGGCCTCTATCCAGCCGATCTTGTTGGCGGTCCTGGGGCGGATGCCGAAGGCCACGAGGAAGGCGTTGGCCACGGGCACGGCGGCGTGGATGGTCGGGTCGACCGCCACGGAGGTGAAGTTGTTGGGGCTGACGACTGCGGTGCCGATGTCGGACACGTTCTTGAGCTCGACGGTGACGCTGAAGTTGGTCTTCTTCTCGTCGAAGGCGGACTTGATCTCGTCACGGTGGCCCTCAAGCTCCGCGCGGAAGGCGGACTTGAAGTCGGTGATGATCCTGGCCTTCTCCAGCTCGTCGGCCCTGGCCTGGAGGGCCTTCATGGATTTGTCGAGATTGTCGATCTGCTTGTCCTTGGCGTCGGCGCTCTCCTGTGCGGCCTTCAGGGCGTCCTGAACGGCCTTGATCTCGGCGGCGACCTTCTCGGACGCGGCCTTCTCGATGCTCTCGCGCATCGCTTTGATCTCATCGGGTGTCATTTTCTTGGGATCTTGTTTTTGGTTTAACGGATTTTGTGTCTGGTTGTGATGGTCCGGGTCGGCCTTGGCGCTGACCAGGATCGCCTCCGGATTGGCGGCGGTGGTGACGGGGCTGACCTCGTAGACCTGGATCTTGTCGAGGACACGGATGTCGTACTCGTAGCCCTCCTTGTGCTCCCAGTGGTAGGACACCGCCCGGTAGCCGATGGAGAACTCCTTGACGGCCCCGCCCTTGAGGAGGATGGCGGCGTCGTTCCCGGCGGTGGTGGGGAGGATGTCCGCCTCGATCCACATGCCGTGGTCGTCCACGCCCTTGGCGGTGATCTTCCCGATCACGGTCGCCCGGTCGTGCTGCCAGCAGAGCGCCATGCGGTCGGCCTCGGGCCCGGCGAGGAACTCGTCGCAGGCCCCGGGCATGATGATGTCGCCCCAGCTGTCGATATTGCCGAAGGCGAGAGCGTACGCCTTGATGTGCAGGATGCCGCCCTCGCCCTCGCCCTTGACCTCCAGCCTCGCGGCCGTGGTCTTGCTCTGGATCTCGCCCCCCTTGGGGGCCTCTTTGAACTCTGATCGTCTCATTTTTTCCCTTGGGCTTCTGCCGCGAAAATAAGAAAGCCCCCGTGTATCTGGTACACGAGGGCATATCCGTCTTTTTGGTATGGCGGCCTACACCGGTCTCCGGACGCAGCAGCAGGCGCAGTTGATTATCTCCCCGGCGTCAGCCCCGAGCGAGGTGTCGTGCGGGTACATCAGCAGCCCTCCCGGGAGGCTGAACGGCTCGTTCTCGTCGACGACGACACCGTCCATCAGCTCATGGCTCGCCCTGGTGTTCCCCAGGCCGCTGATGCACCACTGCTTCGTGAACCTGACGTCGAGCGTCCGGGCGGCGAGGTCGCCCGCCTCCGCCATTCCTATCATCGACTCCGTCTGGGCGATCCGGCGGCACTGCCATTTCTCCAGGGTGGCGAGGTAGCCCCGGTACAGCTTCCGTGTCAGCGCCTCGATCCCCCCGGTGAGCTCCTCGGCCATATATGCCCGCAGGAGAGTCAGCAGCGACCGCTTCCACGTCCCGGTCACGGTGACGATCTCGTTGCCCGCCCGTGTCACGGCGTACCGCCGCAGCGCCGCCTTCCAGACGTCCTCCTCCCCGGCGGCCTTCGCCTGCCGGAGCGTGGCGGCGGTGGTTTTGGCGATCGGGACGCCGGCGGTCAGCCAGAGCCCCTCCCACCAGCCGGGGAGGTAGCCGGACTCATCAAGCGAGATCTCGAGCAGCGGCCCCAGCGCCTCCGGGTCGTCCAGGTCACGGGCGAGCGCCAGCACCCGGCGCAGCTCCGCCCGGCGGGCCTTGGCCAGACGGGAACCATACACGGACCCTATCTTCAGCGTCCGGCGCCGCAGGTAGTCCTGCCGCCGCCGCTCGGCGGCCGGTATGGGCTTCTTCCCTGGCATCAGGCCTCCTCCTCGTTGACGACCGGCTCCGTCTCGTCGATGTCGACGGACTCGTTCCCGAACATGGATCCCATCCCCATGATCGGCAGGTCGGCCCAGGGCTCCGGCCTCGGCTCGTAGCCGTAGGCCTCCCGCATCTCGTTCAGCGTGGCGTGCATCTTCTCGAGGTTAGTCAGCACGTCCGTCGGCTCCTCCTTGATGACGTCGATCCGGTCCGTGTTGACGCACAGGGTGTACTCCCCGGCGAGGCCGAGGTAGTTGAGCAGGTCGGCCCCGAACTCGTTGGCCAGGGGGATGGCGTTGCTCTCGTAGAGGGTCTTCTTCGCCTCCTTGGCGTTCTCGTACTTCGCCTGGCCGTAGTAGAGGTCCACCGGCAGGTCGTAGATGAAGCACAGGGCGTTGACCGCCTCCTTGTGGCTCGAGAGGATGCCGAGGTCGACGGGGGAGGAGCCGAGCTCGTGCAGCTCGATGGCGGTGCGCAGCGCCTTGATCTGGCCCTTCACCGACTCACCGTTGAGCTCCCTCGTCAGGTCGTCGGCGCTCTTTGGCAGGACGCCGAGGTTGTCCGGCTTCGGTGTGATGAGGGCCGAGGGGCCGCCGTTCTCGAGGGAGCGGTCCTGGCGGCGCATGCCCCGGTCGATGATCGACAGGTAGAGGGCCGCCACCACCAGGGGCGACGTCCCGAAGATGGACGTGTCGTCGAGGTTGTAGTTGAAGCTCTCGAAGTAGTCCTCCGGCCCGATGGTCTTCTGCGTCCTACCGGTCCCGTCTATCTTGATGCCCTTGAAAGGCCTGTCGTAGCCTCCCTTGTCGCCGATGACCCGGAAGCCGGGGATCAGGTACATCTCGTTCCTCTGCCCCAGGTCCTTCCCGATCCGCACGGGCGGGCAGTAGCTGAAGGCGTCCCCGTAGGCGAGATAGTTCGTCGCCCAGGCCCTGCCGTAGCGGACGGTGTTGTAGCGGTCGTTGGGGCGGGCGAGCAGCGCCATGACAGGGTGGTTCTCCACATACTTCCCGGTCTTCCGTTCCTGCAGCTCGAGGTAGGGGAAGACCTCGCCGACCGCCTTGGCGATCTTGTTGATGATGCCGTAGGCCGGGGCGCAGCCCTCGTAGCACCGCTGGATGCTATCACGGGTGACGGAGGCGAAGCCCCCGCGCACCGAGAAGCCCTGGAGGAGCGGGGCGATCGCCTTGAAATAATCGTTGACCGCCCCGGTGTTCTCGTAGTAGCCCTTCACCTCGGCCTCGAGGCTCCGGACCTTCTCCTGTAACTCGTCGAGCCTTCCGGCCCTGATTGTCTTGAATCCGAACATTGTTGTCTCTTTTTTGGTGTTTTCGCGATTATAACCCAAATGGCCGGGAACACGGTCCCGGCTGTTATCCATCTTTTCGGGGTTCACCCCCTCGGCAGGTCGCCGTCGTCATTGGGGATCCCCATGCGCCGGAGGTGCGTGCTGCCGTAGCTGGCGGCGTCCATGGCGTGGTCGCCCCCGTCCTGGGGGACGTCCGTGAACACGTCCTCGTCCTCCTTGGAGGGCTCCCAGGAGTAGGTCTCCGCCTCCTCCCTGATGTGGTCGCCGACGTACCTGACACGGAAGCCCTGGAGGTAGCCGATCCTCCCGGGCTTGTCACGGTTGATGCCCGGGAGGGCGTTGACCCCGTACTGCTGCCGGAGCTCGGCGATGCTGTCCGGGCGGGCCGGGTCGCAGTAGACCACGGCCTGCTCCGGGTCGCCGCCCCGCTCCCTGCAGTCCCGCCGGACAGCGGCGGCCACGTCCCTCGGCAGCTTCCCGGTCGAATACATGACCTCCACCAGGTACAGCGTCCGGGTCAGCGGGTCGAAGGCCATCCGGAGCAGGGCGTCCGGGTCGCCCGAGTAGCCCCAGTCGTTGGCGTACCACCACTCCAGCCCGGCCGGGATCTCCGGAAGCGTCACCTCCTCCCAGCGGGGATAGATGAGGCCGTTCCGCTTCACCGCCCAGTCGCCCAGGTAGATGTTCCGGTACTTGTCCGGGTTGTCCCGCTCGCACTCGAGGGCCTTGGCGATGAACGAGGGGTGCAGGTTCTCACGGTTGTCCGTCCAGTCGGTGTGGATGTACTGGACGTCGTCCACCCGGCCGTTGTAGTCGAAGGGGACGCCAGGCTTCTTGAAAAATCGCTTGTAGATCCAGTGGTGGATGTCGGTCGGGTTCAGCATCAGCTCGACGCTGTTGGCCACGTCCTTCTCACGGATGGAGAGGTCGATGACGTCGAACTCGCTCTCGGACATGAGCTCCTGGGCCTCGTCGAGCTTGAACTTCTTGAGCTTGAACACGGACTTGAGGCGGGCGACCTGGTCGCCGCTGCTGGCCTTGAGGCCCTTGAAATAGATCTGCCCTCCGCTGACCCGGTTGATGACCGCCTCCTGGGTCGTCCGGAAGTGGCGGGACTTGCCGAGCATCTTGACCTTGTCGACGTATTCCGGTATGACGGAGACCTGGGCCGATGTCAGCGTCGCCCTGGAATAAAGCGTCGTGTAGGAGTCCCGGTAAGTGTCCACCACCTCGGCAGTGCTGGAGGCCGTCGTCTTGCCGGATCCTCGTCCCCCGGTCACAACCCAATAACGGGGCGAGTCCGCTGTCCTCGGTCGGAACAGCGGCTCGTACTTGGGACTGAACACCAGGCGGGACATTTCCAATTCTTGTTCCTATTTCGGTTCCGATTCCGGTTCTGATTTTCCGAACACGATGACCGGCGGCTCCCCGAGGCCGATGTCGGCGGAGATGTCCGCCACCTGCTTCGGCTTGCCGAACAGACGGTCGAGGAGGTCGGAGACATACAGCACGGCGTTCTTCCCCATCATCCCCTTGGCGTAGACCTGGATGAGGTAGCCGAACTGCGGCAGCTCCTCCGCCGTCTTGGCGAGGTACTCCGCCGCCGTCTTCTGGTCGGGCAGCGTCAGGGCGTGGTAGAGCGCCGAGTACACCTTCTCCTTGGCGTCGTCGGGGATGCTCTTGAGCTTCGGCTTGCGACCGCGGTTCTTGGGCTGGTTCGTGCTGCTGAATGGGGCCGCCTTGCGGCTCGGCTGGTAGTCTTTGGAAAATTTAGGCATGGCTATTTGTCATTTCGTTATACTGTTTGAGGCTGAGGTTGTCGCTGACGAACTTGATGGACTCGAGCCTCTCGAAGCCCATGGCGGCGATATAGGCCAGCTCCATGTCCACGACGGACTTGTCAGGGAGTCCCGTCCCGTCCAGGACGAAGTCCCCGGCCGTAAGGCAGAGGGCGTTCCCGTAGCGGGGATTCAGCGAAAAGACCGGCTCATCGTAGTCCACGTTCGGATGCCACAGGCGGCAATCCCTGACGAACACCGTGTAGCCGATCGGGAAGGAGGCGGAGCCGCAGTAGCCGACATTCAGGATGTCGGCGTCCCTTGGGAGGTCCCGCAGCGCCCGGATGACGTTCACGCCCCCGACTCCGGTGACGATGACCTCACGGCTGTCTTTCTCGCATTCCGCCCAGGGAAGAGACAATTCCGCCTTTGTTGCGACTACCAGATATTTGCTCATACCTTCACCGCCTGTTTCCCGGTCAGTTTCTCCCACCTCGCTATGATGACATCGCAGTAGTGGGGATCAAGTTCCATCATGCGACACATGCGACCAAGTTGCTCACATGCGACCAATGTTGTCCCAGAGCCTCCGAATGCGTCGAGGACAATGTCCCCTTCCTTTGTCCCGTCAAGAAGGCAGTTTGCTACCAACTCGACTGGCTTCATCGTTGGATGTAGGTCGCACTTCCTCGGCTTATCAAAGTCCCAAATGGTGGTGCGATACTTCCCCTTCCGATAGTTGTGATGTGACTTTGTCCAGGTGTACATTATTGGTTCGTGCTGGTAATCATAATCCAACCTCCCAATCGAGAAGGTTGGAGCGTTTTTACGCCACACGAGATTATGCCTGACCTCAAGCCCGGAATCCCGCATCATCATCATCATCATCAGTCCAAGTCCTCCACCCTGGGGAGCTGTGACGAAATAACAAGCGTCATCCTTGCAATTCAGGCGGACATTGGTCATGGCTGCGGTGAGAACCTTGTAGAGTTCGCCTTCCGGCAAGGTGTCATTTGCTATGTTTTTTGTTATGCTACCTTTGCTTCCGGTCACCTCTGCCAACACCTTATTCTTGTCACCGATTGCGACCCCGTATGGCGGATCTGTGAAAACCATGTCAGCTAATACCCCCCCCCATTAAACGTTTTACTGTCTCCAGGTCGGTGGAGTCCCCACACATCAGGCGATGGTCTCCGAGCTGCCAGATGTCACCCTTCTTGCAACGGACATGTATCTCATCTTTCTCCTCGTCAAAGTCATCCTCCTTGGCAGCGGGTGATGCCACCGGGGCGGCGCCTCCTGTCACCCAGTCAGGGACACCCCAGTCCTCGAGCGGTACGTCCCACTCGTTGGCGAGTATGTCCGCATCCCAGGATCCGAAGTGGCCGTTGTCCTTGATAGCCCGGCGGATGACCGTCTCCCTGTCCTCGTCGCTCTCCGGATAGTAGACGACACACTCGATCTCCTTCCGCTTGCCGCGCTTCTTCTCGGCCTCGGTGCGCTCGTTCCCGGCGAACACACAGAAACGGTCACCCTCCTGGGGAGTGACGAGCGGCGGGCGATCCTCCATGAAGTCAGGATCCTCGTCGAGGGACTTGACCATCCTCTCGATGTCGTCCTTTGTCCACTGCCTCGGGTTCCGGGGCAGCCATCCGATCTGGCCCTCATTGAGGGCGAGCTTGCCGACCGGGATTGATTGCTTGATCTTTCTCATGATATTCCGTTTTGATGATTGTCCTCTTCCTGGTTGTCCCCGGCCGCCTCGGTCAGGTAATACCTTATCCTCGAGGCGTTCTCCATGCGTATCGCCCTTCCCTGGGATGCGGCGTAGACGGTGTCCCACTTGAGGCGGGTGCCCTTGGCTATCTCGGCGAGGGGGATCCCCGACCGGGCGATGAGGTTGGCGAGCTCGTGGCGGGTCCTCTCGTACTCCGCCCGGAACTCGCCCTCGGGGATGGTCCTGCGCCTCCCCTTCGCCAGCCGCCTCTCGTAGTCACGCTTGAAGCGGTGGAAGTCCCGCCCGGGGGAATACCTGGCCATCCGCTGGGCGGTGGACAGCAGCTGCTCCTGCTCCTTGAGAGCGCGCAACGCCGCCCCGGTGATCTCTTTGGCGGCCATCTCCTTCCGGATGGAGGCGAGCCGCTCGTCGATGTAAGTCCTGAACTCGTCGTTTGTCATAACCTTCTGACGTTCTGCCGCAAATATAACAAAATTCCGTGTACCGAATACACGCTACTCCTCGAAAAGGGAGAACAGCGGGGGGAGCGCCATGTACTGGCGCACCAGATACGTGAAGTCCTCGAACGTCCTCACGACGGCATAGCAGTTGCCCGCCTTGATAGCCGCCTCACGCCATATCCTCTGGTTCGGGTTCAGCCCCGACTTCTTGCTCGTAGTCTTCATCTCGACACACAGCGCCCCGTAGCTCCCCCGGGCCTCCAGGAGGATCAGGTCGGAGACCCCGGCCGTCACGCCCTCGCCTTTCATGATCGCAGCCTCCACACGCCCCCTGGCCCCGCCGTTCGGGACGGCGAAAAGCATCAGGGCGTGGCTCGGGTACTGCAGCCGGAACCACGCCACGCACTGCCGCTGCAGGGCGCTCTCCTCGTGCGCACAGGTGCGGGGTTTGCCCGCCGTTTGTCCCTGCCGGGCCAGCAGCTCCTTATATGCGTCTCTCATCTTCTCTCCCTTATGAACCCATAACGGGGATTATCCTCATATCCTTTGCTACTCACTGAGAACCTCTCGAAATCGCCAAGGGTGGCCAGTCTAAGGTCTTTCTTATCAACCAGGACGCAGTTGTTGAGAAGCAGCGGGTCGCCGCCCTTCATGTAGTCGACCGCTATAATCCAGAGTGTCATGAATCTCTTATCCACGCCGCCTTCGACATATCCGAAAGTGTGATCCTTGAACACGAAAAACGTGGTTTTGCCAAATAAAGTCTCCATCACCTCGCCTCCTTAATCGTCATATCCATACACCTTCCCGTCCCTGACGAGGATGACTCCATCCCAATCAGCAAGGAACACCTCCGTCGGCCTGGCTATCTTCTTAACCTGCGGGCCTTGAAGCGGGCCGCGGTGGGTTATCACGAAGCAGAGGTCGTGATTGAACGCCGACACTCGCTGGTGTGCCAGAATAGTCTGGCGGAAGAAGGCCCGGCTCTCGATCTTCGCTCTCTTGAGCCGGTAGCTGACTATGGTCGCCCTCCTGACTTTCCTCCAGAGGTCGCTGACGCTCGGAGGGTTGTAGCTGATTGCCATTGTCTTTTCCATATCGTTACCATTTGTAATTCCTTTCAGGGTCTTTCCACATCCCTAATGTGAGCTTGTTGCGGTCGAGCCATTCGATAATCTCCGCAATGGACTTCCTTCCCATGGCGCGGCACTTGATGAGCTGGGATTTCGTGAAGGACACCAGCTCGCCCACCGTGTCTATATCCATCGACTTGAGGCAGTTGAAGGCTCTCGTGCTGATGTTCATGTCCAAGACCTCGAGGGTGAAGGGATATGCGTTCCGGTACTTCCAGAACTCCGGTCGGTCCATCTTTTTTGTCAGCCCCACCGCCTCGCGGAGGTTGTCATTCTCCTCCTCCAGCCTCCCGATCTCCGAGACCAGCCGGTCAATCAATTCCTGAATCTCCTGTCTCATTTCTCGTCCTCAAGTAAAATGTCAATATATTCACTGGCATCTTTTGCCATTAAAGCGATCTCTTCAAGCATCCTGGTGCTGGAGAGTAAGATGCCATTCGC